TGGTACTGGAAACACAATTAATTTTCCCAAATCGGTTACGTATTTTGGTCGATTAACTATCTTACCTACAAAAAAGTAATAAGCCAAATAACCTAATAATACCGCAATATCAGCTCTTGTTGCTATAAACACAACAATAGTCGCACCAATAAACCCAAAAGTAAAATTATCCCTAACCCCTTCCCAAATTTCTGAAGTGGTGGCATCTTTATACTCTTTTACAATTTTCTTAAACTTGGCTCTATTGCCAGTTTTCTTTTTAATTTCAGTTTCCATTGTTGGAATAGATGGACTCGAACCATCGACTTTCACCGTATCAGGATGACACTCTAACCAACTGAGTTATATTCCATTGTTGTTGGTACAAATATATTAAAATCATACCATAAAAAAAAATTCCCCTAACTTTTAATTAGAGGAATTTAATATTAGATTTCAACAGTATCTTATTTTAAGAATCTTAACTTATACACTGTGGAAAATATTAATTCCTGAACCGTATCAATTTGGTTTTGAATAAACGATTCTTTAACTCCTTTTCTTGCTTTCTCAATCATAGTATCTAATGATTTGAAATAATTAATTACTTGTTCAGAACTCTTGTAGTCCTCAGTCTTTACTGAATCGTAATTCTTGATAACATCGTACTTACCTTGGTAACTTTCAATAATACCGTCTACTAACGCATCAATTCCTTCATAGTATCCTTGTAATGCTTTATGTTCAGAATATGACTTAGTCTGTAAATGAAATATATGTACTTGAGTTTGAGAATGTAGTAATGTTGATACCATATTCTTAAACCCTGAATTACCTTTTGATTCGGCCTTTGTTTCTTGCTCATTCAGGTGCATTACCTTGAATAGTTGCTCTTTTGTTAATGTTACTTTATCCATAGTGATAAATAGTCAGTATAGATAAAAAATTGCGGAAGGAGTAGGATTCGAACCCACGGTCCCTTTCAGAACTTCGGTTTTCAAGACCGACGCAATAGACCAACTCTGCCATCCTTCCGTAATAAGTGTTTTGGTCAACCACCCGCATCCCACCAATCTATTGTATCAAACTTTCTGTAGTCCAAACGATTAAATCTCCTACTACTCATTCTCAACTCACTTGCCTAAGCCTTGTCCGTTGTAAACACTTTTGGGTGACTAACGGGAATCGAACCCGTGACAACTTGTACCACAAACAAGCGCTCTACCAACTGAGCTATAGCCACCATATGTTGCGTGTTTGGGTTTCGAACCCAATTGACCATCCTTATGAGAGATAGTTCTTTTCCTCTAAGCCACGCAGTTTAGAGGTTCTATTAGGATTCGAACCTAAACTCCGAAATCCGTAGTTTCGTGTGCTATCCGTTACACCATAAAACCCTAATCGCGGTCATTGTCCCATTTGACAACAATCATCAAAATAACCCATACCAATAAAAACCACATATTTTTTTCCATTTTATTTAGTTACCCGAGCTGGATTCGAACCAACCCTAAATGCACCAAAAACATTTGTGCTACCGCTACACCATCGGGCAATATTGTGGACCAGCCTGGGCTCGAACCAGGGACCTACGCATTATGAGTGCGGCGCTCTAACCAACTGAGCTACAAGTCCAAAATGTGGGAGTAGTAGGACTCGAACCTACGAACTCAAAAGAGGGAAGATTTACAGTCTTCTGCAATTGCCGCTATGCGATACTCCCAAAGTAAGGAAAGGAGAAGATGGTTCAGTGGACAACTCCTTTTATGATTGGCATTACTATAGTAGTTCAAACTCCGATGATATTAACTTCCCACCTCTACCAGGTATTTCACATCACCATTCCCCAATCAACCTAATATTTTAAGGAAAGTAGAAGATGGGTGCGTGGACATCTACTTTTATGATTGGCATTTCTTCGACTTCATTCAGTCCCCTCGCTTACATTCCAACTCCTTAGAGAAGGTGTAAGGCTTTCCAATCAACCTTTAGCACGCATGAAAGGATTCGAACCTCTGACACATAGTTTTGGAGACTACTGCTCTACCATCTGAGCTACACACGTATTATTTTTTTACAATTCCCGCCTTAATAAGAAACTTACGAGCAGATTTCTTATTCTTACAAGCTTTTTTTGTTGTCTTTCTAATGGCTTTAACCATTTTGTCAATTTCTTTCTTTGTCATGAGGTCGGTACAGGAATCGAACCTGTGTAGATAGTTTTGCAGACTACCGCCTAAACCACTCGGCCAACCGACCCTATTTGTTCTACAAATTTAACCCAAATTATCGGGATAGTATAATAATGTTGGATTCTTTTTTTGAATATCAACATCAGGATATCTCTCCTTAAATTTCATTACATTAAAAGGTTGAGTTATGATGTGGAATCCACTTCTTGTCTTAATAAAAGTCATTCCTTGTTCTTTTCCCGCCTCTTTCTGTAACTCGTTTATATATTCTCTCAACGATACCTGATATGGGTCGTGATTAAATCCGTCCATCGATACATTATCAATATCAATAATCCATCTCTTCTCTTGAGTCTTAATCTGTCCAACAACCGAGTCAAATAACCCCTTTTGGTTTTGAACTCCGTTCTTAATTCTCTCAGCCAAACTTGATAACATATCCAAAGACACATCTCTGTGGTTTTGTTTCTGAACATGGATATAAGCTCTTGCCTTAAACATCTCACATAGTTGCTTTACCTCATCATATCTCCTTTCCAAATGGTCAATTGATTCAATGCAATATGTTTTGATAGTTCTAACCGATTGATGGTTATCTCTCTCACCTTCAGGTTGGTCCTTCTTGCGTTTGAAGACATACAACATATAGAAGTCTCCCTTCTCCTCGAAGTTTAATAACGGTTTTATTATGTTTATGTTATCTATCATCTTATTGTTTTTTATTTAACCATGTCAAAATTAATATTATTGTTCGACATTAACTCACGAAGTTCATCCCTTATTTCTTGATAAGCGTCGTACTTATCCTGAGGTAAATTATCGGGAGCATATTTTGTTTTAGACCTCAAAGATTGGTCTAAATCAAATAATACAGACCAAAATTTCATACCACTAACGGCTAAATCAAAATCTTGTTGGTCATCAGGTAAATTAAATTCAAGTATTGCTTTCATAATATATGTTTTTAGTGACCCCGCCGAGATTCGAACTCGGGACTCCTTCATTAAAAGTGAAGTGCTCTAGCCAACTGAGCTACGAAGTCAAATACCCCACTTCACCAGCTTAACGGACTGGCTGCCATATGGGAGTGGGGGTTTCCCGTTAATTCGGGACTCCGTGGTAACGGTCGGAATCGAACCGACGACACCTTGCTCTTCAGGCAAGTGCTCTACCAACTGAGCTACGTCACCAATTGCTCAAATTTAAGACCATTTACTGCTCACATTTGAGATTTGTAGTTCCTGTAGGATTCGAACCTACGACTACTTGCATGTAAGGCAAGGACTCTTCCACTGAGCTAAGGAACTGTATGATGATGTTGGAGTACCCATCTCGCTCCAATCTTAACTGCTTCATCAGAGTTTTCTCTGGGCCCAGGCAGAGGGTGCTGTCCGTTTAATAGTTACTGAGTTAGTCGACAACAACAATAACATCAGACCATCATCTTGTATCGCGTACGGGGTTCGAACCCGTAATCTTCACCGTGAAAGGGTGACGACTTAACCAATTTGTCCAACGCGACGTTTAATCAAGTACAAAATTACAACCAATATTTCAAAGAACCAAACAATTTAAAAACAAAAAACCCCGAACTTTTTTACGAGTTCGGGGGTATACAAAAAATTTGGTTTATTTTTATTTTAAAAAATTACTCAAAAATTATATCCGAACTACATTTGTGCATACGCTCATACCAACAAATCGATTTTTGCTGTGTACTAAAGACCATATGTTTTATTGTAGTTTTCATTATTTCTAATATATAGTTCAAAGATAGTAAAAATCTTTAAGTAATCAAATTATTTTTCCAACTATTTATAAAAAGATGAAAACATTGAGACAAATTATTAAAGAAGAATTGTTATTTGAAAAGAGAATAACTCAAGTTAGCTCGTCTTTGGAAATTTCATTTTCATTTGATGTCAATAGAACTTCTCACGCTTTTGATAGGTCAGTTAGAGATGATATTGTAGGTTATAATACGAGACCAATTATGAATGCTGAAATTCGAGAGATAATCAGCATGACAAAAAGAGAAATAGCCGAAAAAATAGTAACTAGAGAAATTGTTCCTGAAGAAGATTTTGTAATAAAATCTTTAAAATGGGAATTGGCAATTGCAATAACACCAGTTCATATAGGAGGAACTCATTGGGAATTAATTATTAAAACTGTATTCAGGGAATCTAAGTATGACCCTTTCAGAGTTGGCGAAAACCAATTGGTTATTTACTCTGACATCTAATAAAAAAGGGTAACACTAGTATCTGAATCGTTCCCGTGTTACCCAGTTTGTAATTGAGCTTGTGTATCTAAATCGTGCTCCTCAATCACAATACAAAGATACAAAAATATTTGAAATATCAAATCATCAAATTATTTTATTTCGTGGTCTTGTTGTTGTGGTAAAATTTGTCCAACCAAAACATCTCTAACTCCACCTGTTGTTGGATTAACATAATGAGGGTGAGTTAATCCACCAGGGAATAAAACAAGGTCTCCTTTTTTTAATTTAATATGTTCACCCTGTCTTGGGAATGATAAATCTCCTCCTTCATAATCATCGGTTAAACAAATTACAAAAGTAAATTGACTAAAATCCCAATGTAACATTTTGTGTGAATTTGATGAACTCTCAACTGTATATCGATAGAAATAAATTTCTCTCCATCTAAACTTCACATATTCTTTTAACCCGTCCCCATTTAAAAATATATTTTCCTCAGGAATGTAATACTGAAGAAAATATTTCATAATCATTGGTTCAAATTCTTTTTCCCACCAATTTTTGAAAATATTAAATTCTCTTTCATGATGATTTAATTCAAACCTGATATCTTCTTTAGTCACCCTTAAATTATTAAGAGTATTAATAATTCTATTAGGTACCTCATTCTCAAATAATAATATGTCCTTACTTAGTTCCTTCATCTTGAATATTGAAATTAATAACACATCTATGTGTTTTTCCGTAAAATGGTTTAACTGAGTGTACAATGTCGTACGGCCAAATGATTAACATACCCTTTTTAGGTCTGATAAAGTGTGACATCCCTCTAATGTGGAATGTGAAAACTCCACTATAAGGATGGTCGGCAATTGGGTCACCGTCAGATAAGTAATATCCTCCTGAGAAATTTAACATTGTTTCCTCGTTTGGTTGCCATCTACAATGATTGTGAGCGTTATGACCTCTACCTTCAGTTGGGTTATAATATTGAATCCAACTCTCGGTAATCTGTGGTTTTCGATTATGTTGGAAACCTAACATGTCTAATAAC